ATCATTTTAACACCAGTGGCACCACCATCAACTGGACTTGCTCCACCTAATATTACACCTTGATACAGTGTGTCAAGTTGACTGTTGCTAATTACTGCACCATTGATTTGTTGATCAGTGTTGACAGCGTATGTAAAACCTGAAAATCTGCAATTATCAAAATTGATTTGTTGACAAGTCAAACTAGAAGTGCTGCTCCAATCCACTGCCACAGTACCATCTACGGATGTGGTCAAATCTGCTGTGGTCAATGGACCAATGATGTCAATATTACTAAAAGAACATTGTTGCGCCTTTTCGATCAACAATGACCCGCCAGTGTGCATTTGATCTGTCACAATGGCCATGCTTGACATTTCAATGTTTTTAGGTGGTGTGGCACCGTTGGTGGCAATGTTTACACCAGTTTGTTGCAAGCTGTCTGCAGTTCTGACCACATACGCAGGCAAAGATTCTGCTTGCCAATAGACAGGATTGGTAATTGCAATGCCTGTGGCAGGTACTATTGCTAGACTTCTGTAGTAGGTGCTATTGGACACATTGTACACCAACACATTTTGTGCATAAGATGTGTTGGCTGCCCAGTTTTGAACTTGAAAACTTATGATCGAACTCAGTGCACCTTCACCATACAGTTTTGCATATGGTGGGATAAGAATAGTGTCTGTAATTACATAAGTACCAGCTGGAAAAAACAAACTGCGTCTAATCTGGGTGTTATTTTGCACACAGAACAATTGATATAATGCACGATTAATAGCATCAGTATCATCTGTGGATCCGTCACCTGTAGCACCAAAGTCTGTGACCACTGCATAACTATCTAATCTACTTTGTATGCTTTGCGAAACTGGACTGCCAGGAGTGGCACCTGTTTGCACAGTGTATCCAGCCGCGTCACCTTTGTAAGTGTACTGCCCGGCAAAACTTAAAATATCTGAAAACTCAGTCAAAATTTCAGTATTGCCAACAACTGGTGCACCTTCGTCTAGTGTGCCATTGCCAATGAACAGTCTACGGTCATCAACTGCCCAGCCTAGTTCAGCACCTGCCAGAGGTTGGGGTAAGTCTATTTGTAGACCCTTGCGGGCGGTGATTCGTGATATTTGTACAATTGCCACAGTGTGATTCCTTGAGGTATCACATATTTAGCATGTAGTACTGTTCAACCTTTTTCCACCACAAGTCACGATACTTTTCAAATTCTGCACCTTCTAACACAAATTCCTGGTATTCTGGCTGCGTGACCATGTTCATTTGTTCATCCAGTGTGGGTTTGACGCACATCAAAACTACGCCTTTTTTGATTTTTGTACCATGTAACTCATTGTGTGCTTCTGCATAGGCGCACAACTGCACAAAGTAGTCATCAATCCATTCACGCTTTTTAGGCTTGTTGGTTTGTTTGTAGTCCAGGATGGATTCTTCATTTAAATGTATACCTGCACCGTCTGTTGTACCGGCATAAACTTTGGGGAAATATAGTGGGACTTCGATACCCCAGAATTCACTCACGTTCTTCAAACCCTGTTCCACAACTTTATGTGCCATGGCATGGCTGGCCCAGGAGAATGGATTTGTGCCACGATCTTTTATCACACCTTCTTTGACATACTGTTCAAGGTACGTGTGCATACGGGTGCCACGATTGGCTGCTTCTGTTGTAATGGCCTGTGCCGCTTCTGTGCCCACTCTGGCTCGCCAGTTCTGCAAGGCCCGTTTGCTTTCCTCACTTTTGGTTTTGTCAAGTATGGTTGTGACACTGGGCAATTTGTTGCCATCAGGTGTGGCATAATACCTCTTGCCTTCGATTGTGACACGTGGTACAGGTTGGTAATCAAATCTGGGATTTAACAAATTAAACTCTAAAACTTTCTCCGCAACCGCAGCGGTCACGTTCATTGGGGTTGGTGAATTCAAAGCCTTCATTGAGACCTTGGCGTACATAGTCTACTTGTGTGCCTTGCAAATACACATCATGTTTTTTGTCAACTAAAACACAGAAGTTATTCTGGGCATAGTTTATAGTTCCAGCATCAGATTCATACTGCTTAACGTATTCTAACACATAAGCCAGTCCAGAGCAACCTGTGGTTTTTACACCCAGACGTATGCCAGCATAGCCTTTGGTTTCAACTAATTTTTGAATTTTACTTTTAGCAACGTCGGTTATGGTGATCATGTCAGTCAAAATCTTCTGATATTTTGTAAAAAAAACTGCCAATGGTGTCATCCATTATCAACTTGATAAACGTTTTTCTTAATTTTGCCGGCAGACCAACAGCAGTCATTTTTAAAAATGTATTAGTTGCAAGCAAAGATCTATAAAGAGTTGTATCTGAGATTCTTTCATCAGACCCGTCAAAATTCACAGTGTAATAAAAATTATTGTTGTCAACCCAATTACGCAGTAAGTTATTGTACAGCATTGAATAGTTCGGAGTGCTTATTATACTGTCGGCTACTTTTTCAACATCAAACTCTTCCAACTCATATTGTATTATTGACAACTTGATTGCAGACAATGCTATGTACACTGAAGATATAATAGTCATATGTACAACATCTTCTTGAGTGAATGACCTGCTTTTTTTTGGCATTAAACTAGAGTATCTAGTAGATTCATTTCTCATGATCCTGTAACTGTGTACATACTCAAATTGAAATTTTTCTTGATAATTGGGATCGTATATTGCTGGACTTGCTGGCAATGGTTCGTTTAAAAAAACTATTGGAAAGATATTGTTTTGTACAACCTGGCTGATTGTTTCTCTCCAGGAACTAACAGTCTGCCCTGGCAAACAATTTATTAATTGTGCTTTTACTATTATATGAGGATAACTTTGTCTTAGTTCATCGGCCATAGCAACATGCACATCCCACCCAACATCAGGGCGATCAATGTTTTTTAATATTTCTGGATTGATATCTTGTACTGATATATTAAATGTTCGGTTGACCAAATTACCTCGGCCCATGGCATGAAATATTTTTAAATTATTTTCTTTTTTTAGTTTACTAAAGTTGCCCCCGATATGGAATCCAGCATTTTCTTTGATGTTTTTTTCGGCAAAATATTCTACCATTTGCACATCTTCTTCGTACTGTCCTACGTTGGCATCTGCCAGATAGATATTTGTGATACGCAGTTTGTGAAATAAATCAATCTCTTGCTGATAAGTATTTTTACGTCTACTGACCTTGTTTCCGAATCCGCTGTTCCAATCACAAAATGTACAAGAATAAGGACATCCTCTGGTCAACGTATATGGAAACTGCATGTGTTTACATTTTTTAAAAAAATCTTCGACCATTTCTGAAAAAAATTGTTCATTGTGTAACAATGGACTGATTTCCATCATTTTGACGAATTTGTATTCTGCCACCACAATTTTATTGGTTATAGGATGTTTCCAGGCACAATTTGAAGTGTTGAATGCAATCATTGGTTTATCAAAAACCAAGTGAGTTAATATATCTGCTATTGCTTGTTCTCCGGCAGCAAACACAGCATAATCAATGTAGGGGTATTTGTCAAAGAATTCAGGATCAGCATTCACATCAATGCTGGGACCACCGGATATAATTTTAACTTGATTTTTAATTTCTGGTGTTATTCGTGTTAGTTGTTTGTTCAAAAAATCATGATTCCACAAATAATGACTGGTACAAAAAACGTCAGCACCGCTGTTTTTAATTGCAGCGATCAAATCTTGATCAGTCATTTGCAGTTGTATGGGAATACACCAATCTAAGTGCTGTGCGGTGTCGGGATAATTCAATTCAATATACGTTTTGAATTGCAGTGCCGCAGGATAAAACCATTCAAGTATACCTGCATGATAAAACAATATTTTTAATTTTTTACGAGGTTCAGTGTGGTGAATTTGATCAATAACTTTTGTTTTTGTTAATTCAATCATTTTTAATGTTTTTTTCTATAGTCCTCTACAGCGGCTTTTATAGCATCTTCAGCAAGAATAGAACAATGAATCTTGACTGGTGGCAATGCGAGTTCTTGAGCAATCTCTGAATTTTTAAGAGCTGCGGCCTCGTCAAGCGTTCGTCCTTTAACCCACTCGGTAACAAGAGAGGATGAGGCAATCGCACTTCCGCATCCGTATGTTTTGAACCTAGCATCTGTTATAATCCCGTTTTCAACTTTGATTTGCAATTTCATCACATCGCCACATGCTGGCGCACCCACCATGCCTGTGCCAACGGTGTCGTCAATTTCAAACTTGCCCACATTGCGTGGGTTTTCATAGTGATCAATTACTTTTTCTGAATAGGCCATGTGATGTTCCTTCGCTGATTATAGCGTATTTACTAACAAGTGTCAATGGGAATGATTATAAACCGCGGTCTTTGGCAGCGGCTTGTTTGGCCGATGCGGCCACAATATCTTGTGCTTTGTTTACTGGCATTTCGGTTGGGCCGTCGGGTGCGGCGCCTTTGTATTTGATTACTGCAGGGTTCTGTGGATCGATTGGTTCTAACACTGAATCCAATGGGCTTTGACTTACTACACTAACAACATTTTTTTTATTAATTGGGAAGCCTAGACTACGAGCAGCGGATATAAATGCATCTGTGCTGATTTGCTTTTGTGCATTTTCGTCATCGGCTCGTCCAGAAAGAAAATTCACCAGACCCAACAATTGTTTAGGATCTGGCGCTTTGCTATTTTCAACTTCGTCAATTCTCATTATCTACGTGCTCTACCCAGAGCAGCCCCTGCCGGTGCAGGTTCTTCAGCGCCCATTTCAGCACCTAAATCGGCACCAATGTCAGCACCCATTTCAGCGCCCATTTCAGCACCGGCGACCGGAGGAGGAACTTCGCCACCTATACCACTGGCAGCCATGCTGGTATCAAGTGGTGCAGGTTGCCCAGTTACTACTCCCAACGCCGCTTCAAGTTGTTGCTTGGCACCTTGTAAATTTTGTACCAGACCTTGCAACGCCGCAGTGGCATCACTGTTGAATTGTGTGGCTTGTTCAATGCCAATTTGATTACGGATACTGTCTACTAGAGCAGGCAGTTCTTTGAATTGCATTTCGGTTGTGTCTTCCAACATTGATTGCATTTTGTCTACCATGTCTTGAGCGGCCAACACAACTTGTGCTTGCTGAACTTCAGACTCTTTCAACATTTGATAGGCTCTGCGAAGTTGTGATTCTGTTTTCATTAAAGCAGCACCAGCAACAAGTTTTTGCTCATCAGGATTCAATGACTGACCTTTTGATGCCTTGGTCAATGCTGCTTTGAGATCAGGATCTTTTGTTGTGGCCAATGTTTGGGCAGCGTCTTGTGCTGTCTTTTGTTGAGGTGTTGTAGTTGTGCCAGCGGCTGCTGGTGCAGTGCCTGCAGGTGGAACCATGTCCTCACTCACACGATGTGCCAAAGCCTGTTCCATCATCACCAGTTTCAAGTAAGCAGGATTGCGCTCGCTGGTGTGACGAGTACTACTGCGCTGATGTTCAGCTATGACACCACGCACACGTTTTAACATGGCCTGTGCTTCACGCAATGTGAGTCGGTTCACAGGCATTTTGGTACCAAAGTAACTTTCGAATACTTGGGCTACTTGGCGGCTCTTTTTTGGTGTGGCCAGTTCGGTTAATTTCATTTGGCAAATCCTCTTAGTTGTAGATATTTAGCCGAATTTAAACATTTTTCAAGTTCTTGATTCAGCAAGGTAAGGTTCTCAATTTTGGGTGCAAGTTTGGTGCGCACCATTTCTCGGAATTCGGGGCGACTGCTACGATCCGCCTGCCCACGTCGGCAATGGATATCAGCAGTGAGTGTTTGTTTTTTGTTGTCAAGTATGCGGATGTTTTGTGCCAGACGGTACTGTTGCAAGTGATCTGCCACACACCATGACATGGCAGTTTTTTTGCTACTAAATGTGCTCACAAGATCATCACTGTGATACACTGCAAAGCCGGCTGACTCGGGGCGCAAATGATAACGCCCAAACGCTACATAGCCACCGTGTTCATCATCTATGATGAGTTCAGTGTACACACGTTTGAGTTCACGCTCAGCAAAGCGTTCTAATTTTTGATCACGAGTCATAGCGTCTTGATATAGTGGGCTGTGAGCCAACCTACCACAGCCAACAGTGTGCCTATGATGCCTATGCCCCAGGCAATCAGTTGGTCATTGCGTTTTTCGCCCATTCGGCGCACAATGTCATGTACTTCTGACACCATGTGCTTGACTGCTGAGATTTCATTTTCCACTGTTTCTATTTTGAGTTCTAGCATGCGGTAACGCTCTGCACACAGTTCAACGTGGGCTTCAAGGCTTTTCTTTTCAATGTCAGTGGTATCAACCATGGTCGGGCTCCAATGAGTTATTTACCGTTTGAAACCAAATGTTTTGATTGACGCCTTGTGCATGCAAGGTGGCAGTGACTACTTCTGCTTCGTCTAGGCCTGTGACCATGGGCACACCTTCGCAGTCGCCAACAAGTCCATCTAAATCATCGCTGCCAAAATTGCTGCCAAGCACGCCTTCAGATTCTACGTCAAATTCAAAGTGCCATCCATCAGTGTGTTTTGTAGGTGGCACCACATTCATGGGCTGTGTTCGCAGGCTCATTATTTGCAGTAGACTCTCCCAGTTGCGTTGCTGATTGCGAGCACGATTCCATTGTTCAGGGGTATTGATTACCAAGCCTGTCTTTGTGGTAAATGGTAACTGCTGTGGGCGAAGATGTCCAGTGACACCAGTGAAGGTACAATCAAAAAGGGTGCGGCACAAGACTTTCATTATGTGCATATTTAACGCCAAAAAGAAACCCTGGATTTTTTACGTCCAGGGTTGCGTTGGAACTAAACTGATTACAGGTTAGTGAATGTTGCACTGGCAGCAACGTTGGCAGTTGGAATACCAATGTTCAAGCCACCTGTGGCGTTGGCTGTTTGAGCAGCAGCAACCAACTGAGCAGTTGTGTAACCACCAGCTGGGTAGATAGCCAAGTTGATAGTACCGGCTGTTGCACCTGCTTGATAGAAAGCAACTGTACCGCCAGGAACTGTCAAGCCAGCACCTGATTGAACTGCTTGCAACACATTGTTCAAGTAACCGTTGACGTTACCAGCATTGGTAAGTGCAGCGTTTGCTGTGAGTGTGAAGAATTGCAGTTGTGGGCCAGACAACATCACTGGGCCTTGGGCCGCAACGTTAGCTGTTCCAGAGATTGAACCGTTGGCCACGTCCAGTGCAAATACTGGTTGTGTGGTTCCGTTTGTTT